CACGACAGCCAACCCAATAGAAATTGATCTACCTTCATCTCCAGCAGTAGGTGATGAAATTACTATTATTGATACTAGAGGTACATTTCAATCTAATAACTTAACCATTGATAGAAATGGTCAACCGATTAACTCAGGAACGTCCAACTTAGTTTTAAGCACAAATGGCCAAGCTATCACTTTAGTTTATGTTGATTCTACTAGAGGTTGGGCTTATAAAACAAACACAGCATAGGAGCTAACACATGGCTCTTCAACAAATTAAATTTGCGCCAGGTATAGATAGACAGGATACTTCTGTCGGTGCTGTTGGACGTTGGACAGATTCAGACTTAACTAGATTTAGATATGGACTACCAGAAAAAATTGGTGGCTGGCAATCTTTATTAACAGATACAATAGTTGGTGTAGTAAGAAAAGAGTTTGCGTTTGTAGATCTAGATGGAAATAGATATGTAGCTTTAGGCACAGATAAATTTTTACTTGTATATTTTGAAGGACAATTATTTGACATCACACCCCTAAAAGCTGACATTACTGGTGCAACACTTTCAACAAACTCTACAACAACAGTTACAATAACAACTTCAGCTGCACATAATCTAAATGAAGGTGATATCGTTTTATTTGATAATGTAACATTACCTGGCGGTACAGGTTATACAGCAGCAGACTTTGAAGATAAAAAATTTCAAGTTATAACAGTTCCTACTCCAACAACTTTTACAATTACAATGGGATCGGCTGCAAGTGGTACAGTAGCTACAGGCGGTAGCATTACTTTAAAACCTTACGAACCTGTTGGTCCAGCCGCACAAAACTATGGTTATGGTTTTGGTATCGGTAACTATGGTGGTACGATTACAGGTGTTGGAACAACGACAGTTAACAACAGTGGTGTAATCGCTGCAGGTGCAACATCTTTTGTTGTAACTGATTCATCTGTATTACCATCAACAGGAACTTTATTAATTAACAGTGAGTTAATGACTTACTCTGGTAACAACACAAGTACAAATACAATATCTGGTGTAACAAGAGCACAAGGCGGAACAGCAGACGTAGAGCATGCAAACGGTTCTACAGTAACTAATGCCACAGACTTTACAGGTTTTGGAGAAGCGGTGACCGCATCAGCTGTTACACTTGAACCTGGTCTTTGGTCTTTAAATTCTTTTGGTGAAGTTTTAGTAGCTACAATATTAAATGGTAAAACATTTACATGGAACGCCGGTGTTGCTAGTCCAACAAGCAACAGAGCGTCTACAACTACATCTGGATTTGCTACATCTAATAATCCAACGGCAACTAGAACAACTTTAATATCACCAACAACAAGACACTTAATTCACTTTGGAACAGAAGTAACAATCGGCACACCGGCAACACAAGACGATATGTTTATTAGATTCTCTGCCGATGAAAGTATTAACGAGTATACTATTGAAGCAACTAATACAGCTGGTTCACAAAGACTTCAAGACGGAACGCGGATCGTTGGAGCATTAGTTGCAAAAGAAAATATTCTTGTTTGGACAGACAATGCACTTTACACAATGAAGTTTGTAGGTGCACCTTTTACATTTGGTTTTGAACAAGTAGGTACAAACTGTGGATTAATAGGACAGAATGCAGCTGTAGAGATAGATGGTGTAGCATACTGGATGTCTAACAATGGTTTCTTTTCTTTTGATGGTACCGTTAACTCACTACCTTGTTCAGTAGAAGATTTTGTTTATGACAATATTGATACAACAAAAGGCCAACAAATATGTGCAGGTATAAACAATTTGTTTACAGAAGTTCTATGGTGGTACCCATCATCAGGAGCTACGTTTAATGATAGATCTGTAATTTATAATTATGGTGCAAAAGCACCGCCAGGTGAAATGGGTAACTGGTATAATAATACAAACGCTAACTTTAACAGAACAACTTGGATTGACTCTCTTGTTTATCCTAAACCTTACGCAACAGCTTATAATAGTTCAGCTACAGGAACTTTTCCTGTAATCGTAGGTGAAACAGGACTAGGTCAAAGTGTATTTTTTGAACACGAGATAGGAACAGATCAAGTTAATCCTGATGGTAGCACAACAGCTTTACTATCTTTTATACAATCATACAATTTTGCTTTACAAACAGATCAAGGTATTGGAGAATACTTTTTGGCTATGCGTAGATTTTTACCAAACTTCAAAGTATTGACCGGTAATAATCAAGTAACTATATCTGTTTCTGACTATCCATCAGAAGATGTAACAGCTACAACATTAAGTCCTTTTACAATTACATCTGCAACTACAAAAGTAGATACAAGAGCTAGAGGACGATATGCAAATTTAAAAATAGAAAACACAGGAGCAGGTGAGTCTTGGAGATTTGGTACATTCCAAGCTGATCTACAACCAGACGGAAGAAGATAATGGCAAAGATAGTAGTAAGATTACCAGAACCAAAAAAAGAATACACAGAAGATAACCAAAGACAAATTAACAGAGCTTTGGCTTCTGTAGTAGAACAATTAAACTCTACATTTTTAAGACAACAAAAAGAAGACCAAGAACGATTTACTTGGTTAGGATTAGGTTAATGGCAAATATATATTTAAATAAAAAAGCAAGTTTAACAAACACAGATCTAACTACACTTTACACAGTACCATCTAATGCAAGAGCTATTGTTAAATCTATAAATGCAGCAGAAGATGCTGCAGGTTCAGCAGTTGTAAAAGTAACTTTAACTAATGCATCAGGCACAGCTTTTGTAATAGATAACGATGTTAGTTTAACCTCTGGTCAAAAAGAACAAGTGTTAACAGAACCTTTGATCATGGAGGAAAGTGAAATACTAAAGGTACAAGCAACCAGTGGTGCAGTCGATGTTGTTGCATCAGTATTAGAAATCAACAGGGAGGACAGATAATGCCGTTTGTAGAAACAGAAGCTTCTGTAAGGTATGAAATAATAGATGGTAAAAGAGTGCCTGTTATTACACCTAAATCAGAAGTTACATTAACAAACACTGTAACAGGAAAAGAGTACATGTCTGATGCAGAAGCTATGCAGGATGTACAAAATCCTAATAGTTCCACGCAATCTGAGCACATCAGAAGAGATGTAAAAGTAACTGTAGAGTCATTACCTATAGGTACAGCTTCAAATATCAGTGATTGACGAGGACTAAAAAAACAAGTAAAATGTAAGATACTGCATATATCAAGCGTTGCAGCCTTGCATTTCACTACATTAATTAGAGACATATTATGGGATTAATAAAAAAAATATTCAGACCAGTTCGTAAAATAGCAAAGAAAATAATACCTAAAGAAATTAAGCCAGCGTTGCCTTTTTTAGCGGCTTATTTTGGTCCAGCTACTCTTGCTAAAGAAGGTATATTTAGTAACAAAATTCTTACAGATGCTTTACTTGCAGCCGGAACAGCAGCAGCAACAGACGAAGATGCAGATTTATTAAGAACAGCAGCTTTAGCTGCAGCTCCAGAAGCTTTATCACAAGGACTAGGAGCAGTAAGTCAAAAATTTGGTCCAACTCAAGCTGTTGATTTTGCAGACGAATTAACTTTTGCTCAAAAAATAGGTGCAGGCGCACAAAAAGGACAAGCAGCAATTGAAGGAGCAGGTTTATTAAAAACAGTTGGTGCACAAACAGCATTAGATCAATCTGCGAGATTTGCAGAAATTAGACAAAAAGAATTAGATGAGTACAATAGAAATTTAAGAGAACAAGGTGTACTAGATAAAACAAAAAGAAGAACAGCAATATTTAACATATATAAAAATGCTGGTTATGAGGATGATTACGTGAATAGTATGTTAGACAGATATGGGTATGATGAAGGTGGTCTTGTAGAAGCATTAAAGGCAATAAGAGCAAAAATGAAAGCTCCAGAAACTATAGCAAAACAAATGAGTGGTAATTTGAGAAGAAAACCTAAAGATGATGACATAATGATTCCTCCTGAAAAACCTAAAGATCCTAAAGATAAAAATGAAGATGAACCAGTAGAGGTAAGTGTAGTAAAAGAAAAACCTGATTTTGTAGAGGCTATGTTAGCTGCTAAATCTGGAGTTGAACAAGCTTTTGGTATACCATTTGGTGGTGTAGCACCAGCAGAGTTTAAAAGATTTGCTAGAGGTGGTGAAGTAGAAATAGAAGAAGAAACAGAAGATCTAGATATTTTAGATTTTATGAAAGATCAAGGTGTGCCTTTTGGTGAGATGGCATCAGATATAAATAACGAAAGAATTTTAGAACAACTTTACGAAGGGTTTTTAGATATGGGTATGTCTCCAGAGGATGCAGCTAAGGCAGCTAGAGAAACTTTTGATAGAATGAGTAAAAGATCTGGTGAAGGTATTATGCAAATGGCAAAAAGTGACATAGAAGACATGTACGAGCAATATGTTTTTGAAATGGAAGAAATGGGAGTAACACCTATGTCTTTTTCAGAATTTGTAGCTAGAGAAAAAGCTGGTATGAAAGATGGTGGTAAAGTAAGAAGAAGAAAAAAAGGTGAGCCAATGGACGATGATGATAAAAAACCAGGACCATCACTCTTTCCTAAAGTTCCAAAAGGAAATTTTTTTTTAGATAAAATGCCAAAACCTAAAAGAAGAGAGGGTATTTTAGAAGTAGCTAATGGTGGTGAAGTATTAGATCCTCAAAACTTACCATTTCCATTTTTTATGGAAGGGGGCAGACCAACTGGTACTAAACCAGGTTTAGATTATTATGATCAAGATGAGGGTAGTAAAGGTATGATGAGAAAAAGAAAAAAGAAAAAAAGAGAAGAAAAGGCTGATGGTGGTATTTTAAAAGCAGCTAACGGTGGAACTCCAGGAGCTAGATATTCTTTTTTAATAAATAAACAAAAACAAGGTATTTTAAGTCCAGATGAAGAAGAAGAATTATTAATGTTAGAAATGACTTTTGCTGATGAAAGTCAAGGTAAAGCTGATGGTGGTATAATGGAAAAAGATATGAGAGGTGGAGGATTTATACCAGAAGGTTCTAAAGAGAGAGCTGATGATGTGCCAGCAAGATTAAGTAAAAATGAATTTGTAATGACTGCAGATGCGGTTAGAGCAGCAGGTGGAGGAAGTGTTAACAAAGGCGCAAAAAGAATGTATGATATGATGTATAGTCTGGAAGGAAAAATATAATGGCAGAAACAATAACACGACAGCTACGAGAACCATTTGTAGAATCAGCTGGTTTAGGTATTACAGATAGAGGGTTACAACTTCTTAAAACTCCTATTCCTACAGCCACATATACAGGCAGACAGTTTGTACAAGATCAATCAGCTTTAGAACAACAAGCAACAGCAGCCGCAGCAGGCTTAGATAGTTTAGTAGGACCCGACGCATACAAACAATTTATGTCACCATATCAGCAAGAAGTTATTGATACTTCACTTGCAGCTATGGATAGAGAACAACAAAAAGGCATTGCATCTTTAAGACAAAGAGCAGCACAAGCTGGAGCTTTTGGTGGTGGTAGAGAAGCAGCATCACTAGGTGAATATCAAGCAACAGCAGACATAGCTAGAGCAGTAGAAGAAGCTAGATTAAGAGAAGCTGGATTTAACCAAGCTAGACAAGCGGCAGCAGCGGATCTTCAGGCAAGACAAGGTTTAGGACAGTTTCAACAAGCACTAGGTGCACAACAAAGACAAGTAGATCAAGCTAGACTAGCAGCAGATCAAGAAGCAGCTAGAGAAGCGGCCTTTGCAGATTACACACAATTAGGATTAATTGGACCACAATTAGCATCAGTGATTGGTGGATTCCCAGCAGCAACACAAGTTCAATCAACACCTCCGCCAAGTGCTACACAACAATTATTAGGATTAGGTATTGGTGGTGCAGGATTAGCAGGAGCATTAGGGTTTAAACCTTTTGGAAGATAATGAGTAGAATATTAAGAAGACCAATGTTTAGAGGCGGTAAAGTATCTAGTTATGGTACTGGTATTGCATCTGGTTTAGGTAGACCTGGTTATGATAATGGTGGTGAAGTATTAGATTTTTATGAAAGAATAAAAGAACAAATACCTATGCCTGAAGAACAAGGTTTAACAACTGGTGATTACTTAAGAATTGCTAGTGCTGGTTTAGATATATTAGGCAGACCTGCTGAAAGAGGTGGTATTAGTGGAGCACTTGCTTCAGCATCACAACCTCTTGCAAAACTAGGAGTTGATCTTGGACAGTCGATTGACACTAGAAGACAAAAAGCATTACAAAACAGAGAGGATCTAGCTAGAACATTAACAGGTGCACAAACAGAATTTGAAATAGGCAAGATGAAAGCTGATA